ATCTTTAACAAGTAAACAATCATGACACCAGAACAAGAATTAAATACAATGTGGCCCTTTCCTCCAGCACGTCCAAAGGAAGGACCTAAAACAGAAACCAAGTCTAGTACTCCTGCTTTTATTACAGGTGCACGAGGCACTGAAGGCACAGTAACTGTCTCAGCAGGTAGCAACGGTGGAACCTCAATCGGAGCAGCTTCAATTGATTGGAGTAAGGCCGCAGTAACTACTTCAGTAGTTTTAGGTAAAGACTCTACAATTGCAGTCCTAGACGAGCGTGCAAAAAATTACGGCCCATTTAAAGATATGGCAGCTATTACACAAAGCTTCAAAAAAATCTTGCACACGGCGCCAAGCTGGAAAAATATGCAAGCAGACCAACAGGAAAGTCTTGAAATGATAGTGCATAAAATTGCACGAATCTTAAACGGACAACCAGACTACGCAGATAGTTGGGTAGATATTGCAGGATACGCCAAATTAGTATCTGAGCGATTAGAAAAAGGTATTATACGATAATTAAGGACTAAAAATGAGTTTAATAGATACTTTAACCGCAGTAGAGTGCGAAAAACTACGCGAAGAAAGATACAACGCACAACATCCAGCTAATGCTGTATGGTCAGAAGAAGAGTTGATGTGGATGGATCCAGCAGGGATTCAAGCCGTAGCTCCAGTAGCAGCCCCAGTAGTAGAGGCTCCAGTAGAAGTTCCAGTAGCAGCCGTAGTAGAGGCTCCAGTAGAAACTCCAGTAGAAGCACCAGCCGCTAAAGCCGAATAATATTGACTTGATTTGTTAGATTAAGTTTAGTATAATATCCACTATGTTTAATCAAAATCAAAAACGCGTCGGCTTTGCGTGTAAAATTCAAAGCTCAGAATCCACTGACTTAGCCTCTTGCCAAACTAAAGGCACTACCATTACTTGGCTTGCTAAGCAGACCAAAGACACGGCTGCTGAAAAGCTGTGGACTTTAATGCAAAACAACATTAAGGCATTAGAAAATCAAGCGGACTGGGTAGCTAAACAGCCACCGGGCCTGCGTATGTTTCGCCTTAGCAGTGACCTTCTAACTGCTTACTCTCACGATGACTGGATGTGGTTTTACTTCCAGCCTGATGTAGTTCAGTTCTTAGAGAAAAATCTCTCTCGTATCGGTGACAAATTCCGTGCAGCAGATGTGCGTGTTAGCTTTCACCCAGGTCAATTCTGCGTGCTTGCTTCTGACAATCCAGGCACAGTCGAGAATTCAATTACTGAATTCGAGTACCACGCTGACATTATTCGCTACATGGGTTACGGCAAAAAGTTTCAAGACTTTAAGTGCAATGTACACATTGGTGGCAAGCAAGGTCCAGAAGGTATCAAACGTGCCCTAAAGCTATTGACACCAGAAGCTCGCAATACACTAACCATTGAGAACGCTGAGTTCACATGGGGTGTTGATGCTAGTCTAGAGCTGGTAGATCACTGTGCCCTAGTTCTTGACATTCACCACCACTGGATTCACAGCGGAGAATACATTGAACCCACTGACCCTAAATTCAAGCGAATCCAAGACAGCTGGCGCGGCGTCCGACCAGTTATCCACTACTCAGTTAGTAGGGAAGACGTGCTCCCTGATCATTGTGGACGAACTAGGCCTGACCTCCGAGAACTCAAATCAATGGGTTTCACCTCAGCCAAACTTCGTGCTCACTCAGAGTTCTATTGGAATAAGGAAGTTAATCAGTGGGCTGGAAGTTTCCTAGACTATGCCGACATTATGTGCGAGTCTAAACAGAAGAATACAGCAAGCGAACTATTTGCTAAAGAAATAGGCCACGTATGAAAGCCCTAGCACTGCTAATATCCACTATTGTAATAGTAGAGATACTAGTAATTATCGGTATTTGTATCTGGCAAGTATACAAGGATGATATACAATGGTACATTTATACTTTACGCTCAGGTCGGGAATAGGAGCATATTTCAAGGATTTGGGCAGTGTTCAGGGCAAACTTTACAAAGACTGGCTGTGGGAAATACAACACCACTACTACAGCAGACAACTAGTAGAGATTCAACTACAAACAGACGGGCTATTTAGACTAGCTGTTAGCGTATTAGGTTACGGAGTAGACTTCTCTATTTACAATAAAAATCACGATTGCTGGCGATAGTTCAACGGATAGAACAGTAGCCTTCTAAGCTATTAATCCAGGTTCGATTCCTGGTCGCCGGACCAAATTTAAACTTGACTTTGATTCCAAATTAAGATATAATATAGTCTTATTTGGAGAATAATATGGCTGGATATACCAAAGATTTTTTGATTGATGCTTTTATGAGCAGGTACATCAAGTGCACGCTTATTAGTATTGAACAACTAGAGAAGATGGAACAGATGGCCGTAGAACTTTATGATCGTGTAGGTCGAGATAAGTTCCGTACTTATGCCTCCTTAGATGCAGAAGCTATTAAACTGTACAAGGAGTCTATATCGTGAATGAGTATACACCAGATCGTTGGGTAGTTGTAGAAATGACTACTGAAAAAGAAACAATACTAAAAGTATTTGGTGGTTGGTATGGCGGCTTTGCTGGCTCTGATAGTTGGCAGCTTAATTCAGGTATCGCTAAGGTTCGTCAAAAAGATCAGGTATTTGAGTTTGATGGGTATTCTGGTAGCATATACTACTGTCATAAAAATAGTTACGGACTGAGTGGGTACATGGCAAGCGTACTGTCAGGTTGGCAGAAAAAGTTTGCTGAACGCCCTGATATTAAGATTCGAGTTCTTGATCTTGAAGAAGTCATTGTTTCGTGATATAATTAATATAATTAGTCCCGCCAAGCCTACACGACAGTATCCCTAGATTGTGTGGCTCACTTCGGTCGAGGCGGATGAAAGCTCCGTCACTAAAATAAACGCCCCGCCGCTGTAGAGGGGATGTTTGGATATCTAAGATACAGTGGGGCTGTCGCCCTCAGTAATAAGAC